AGACGCGATTTGAGAGTTAGTAACGATGAAGTTAGCAGGACCTCTACGACCTCTGTTAGCAACTACGTTAGCAGCAGCTAAGATACGAGAGTAAAGTCTTCTTTGAACTGTTGATAAGTTCTCGAAAGTACCTGAAGCAGGACCAGCAACTGCACCTGGTTTAGAACCACCTGTGATAGCAGTACCTTGTTTACCGATGTAGTTAGGAACTGTATAAGTAGCAGCACCACCAATTACTAAGTTTAAGTTAAGGTTTGTGTTCTCTGTTACTAAGAACTGAGAGTGGTTAGACCATCCTAGAGCGTATGCTCTTGATAAGATGTGCTTGTTAATAGCTTGAGAAACCTCGTTAACAAGTGCGTTCTCGATCATAGAAACTACGTCGATACCGAACTGCTTGTTAAGGTCTTGGATTTGCTCAGTAGTAACAGAAGCAGCAACTTGGAAAGTACCAGCCTCTACGAACTTAGTGAAAGTAGAAAGACCTAATGACTTGTAATAAGTAGTCTCACCTACTCCTCTTAACATAGGATCGTAGTTTTTAGTACCGTCTACGTATGGACCTTGCCAATCGTTAGTGTTTTCAGGACCAGCTCCAGAGAAACCTTGGATATGATCTTCTAACGTTTTAACTAATACAGCTGAACCAGCAGTAGAAGCAGCTAAAGAACCAATAACTACAGAAGAGCTAGTAGGAGTACCAGTTACAGCGTAGATATCAGCAGTACCAGCAGCAGGACAAACATCAGAGATTGATACACCTGCACCGATAATAGTGATTCTAAAGATAGGGAAACCATCGATACGTGAGTTACCAATAAATTCACCAACTGCTAATTGATTACCAGCTGATGGGTTATCAGTACCTGAAAGGTTAACACCGATTGCATAATTGTTACCTACTGTTAAACCTGTTGCTGGAGAAGCAATAGCAGTAGGGATTTTGATCATGTCTGGTGTGTTAGCAGTGTAGTTAGTAGTAGAATCCTGAGATGTACCAGCTAATGTACCACCTGCATATACGTAGTCTAGGTAAGATAATACTCCAGTAGGACCAGCCATAGGGATAACAGGAACGATGTCAAAACCAACGGTTTTAGCAGCTACCTGAATAGCCAATGGAAGTAATGATGGGAATTTATCACCAGAACCAACATATGGACGACCAGCGTCATAAGTGTTGTTGTAGTAGAAACCAGCAGGACCCGCACCAGCTGCACCACCTTGGTAGTTACCAGCAGGAAGTACGTTACCCATACCGTTTAATACGCCTAGAGAGTTATAAGCTCCAGCTGACTCGTTTAATGAGTGGAAGTGGCAATATTTTGATAACCACTCTACCTTTGAACGATCCGTCATACCGGTCTTACTCTCGATAATTGGAGACCATGTTTCGTAGATCTCGTTTTCGTTTAAGAGTTGCATTTTGTTAGATTATTTTTTAAATCTTTTGTCTAACTCTGCTGCTATATTCTGCATGTAAGAGTTACTTACACCTGGATTAGCAGGTTTGTTAGTGTTTAGAGATTCGTTTAAGAATTCAGTAGATTCTGGTTTTACAGAAGAAAGACCTCTTGTTTTCCAGAAGTGATTGATCTGATAAGCAGTGTCTAATTTGTAGAATTTACTTTGAGCAACGATAGATGCTTTTTGTGATTCATTTAGACCTTCCCATGCAGGAATCAATTCAACAGGAATCATATCAAGGAATTTTTCTCCAGAATTAACTTGTTCAGTTAAAGCGGATCCCATAATTTGAACTACATCCGTACCCGAATTATAGTTCTGCTCATTAAGAGCCTTAACGACCTTTTGTTTTTCGGCCTCGTTCAAGGATAAAAAGCCTTTCTTAGTTCTGTCATCGACAAGTTTTAAGAAAGAGTATTTATTTTCGTTTATGATCTCATCTGTTTTTGAAGTGCTAACAGATTCGATAAGTTTATCAACTTTAGAAGAAAGATCTGTATAATCTCCAGAGAATCCTGAAGTTCTTCTTCCCTCGTTAAGAGATTCGTTTACATTTTGAGCAAGATTCTTAGTTGATTTTCCACCTTTATTAATAGACTCTGCTAAATATTCAGTGTAATCAATTCCAGATTTAACTTTTTCAGCGATATAATCTGAATAGTTAATATTTCCATTTACCTTCTCTCCTAAGTAGTCAGAGTAAGAAATGTTTTGATCTACCTTCTCTCCTAAGTAGTCAGAGTAAGAAATGCTCTTATCTAAATTTTCTGCTAAGTAATCAGAGTAAGTGATATTTCTGTCTAAATTTTCTGCTAAGTATTCAGAGTAAGAAATGTTCTTATCTAAGTTTTCTGCTAGGTATTCAGAGTAAGAAATATTCTTGTCTAAGTTCTCTCCTAGATATTCAGAGTAAGAAATGTTCTTATCTAAGTTTTCCGCTAGGTATTCAGAGTAAGTGATATTTCTATCTAAGTTCTCAGCAATATATTTACTGTAAGCAATATTATTATCAAGATTTTCTGCGATGTATTCAGAATAAGAAATATTTCCATCAACGTGCTCTGATAAATATTTAGCATAAGTAATAGCCTTATCTAAATTTTCAGCTAAATATTTATTATAAGAAATAGATCCCTCTAAATTTTCAGCTAAATAATCTCCATATTTAATAGCAGATTCTAAATTTTCAGCTAAGTATTCTGAATATTTTTCTAATCTTTGGATTCTTTCTTCTAAGCCAGAATCTGTACTAGAAGAAGAATTAGATCTAGAAGCACTACCTCTAGAAGCAGATCTCATTTCATTTTTTAATGAATCCATTTCTTTTTTAAGGATTAATGAATATTCGTTTAGCTCTTCTGCAGTGACAAAGTTATTGTCCATGTTTCTTGAATTATTTATGTTTTCTTTTAAAAGTCTAGAGATTTTCTCCGTATCTTTTATTCTATATATCTGAGTGTTAGAATTTTTTCTAAGCCCAAAACTTTCATTTATGTTAGTTAAAGAAGAAATAATTGAATCTTTTATTGATTCAGATGGTAAGTGAGATCCTAAACTTTCGTAAACTCTTTCTAATTGAGCATTTTCAAATCCTGGATCTGCAACAAGATCATAAGTAAAAATTTTCTTAATCTCTACTTTTTTATTCTCTTTAACATTACCAGCTGCTCTAGATGAGATAGAAATAGGAACTCCAGCATCAATTAAACTCTTAGCAATTTTACCTGCTGGGGTATCTAAAAGTTTTACTTTGATCTTTACGTTTCTATTAGATTTATCATAAGAAAGATCCGTAATAACGTGTGATATATTCTTAAGAGAAACATCAAATTCTTTAGGGTGATCTAATTCGCCAACTAAACGATTCTGATCTATTTTCTTTTTAAGATAATCTAAGTGAGGTAAATATTCATTCTCCTCATAGATTCTGTGATTAGAGTTTTCAACTCCAAAAACAGCAGCGACACCTTCAAGAAAATAATCTCCACCTTGTTTTTTGGTAGTAAGATTGTTAGACGATTTCTCTAATATCAGTACGTAATCTAGGTTATTTTCCATTTTTCTTTTTTTATATATCTAATTATGCTTCAGATTCTTC